ACACATACTTGTCTAGCACCTGCATTCCAAGGAGTATTAGCGAAAACCTTTTTCTTAAAACCAATTCTTAATTTTAAGTACAACCCTCGCAGAACTTACAAATCGTGCTCACGCCTTTTGTTATGTTTAGTTAATTTGTAGTTGAAGAATTTGGACGAATAATATAACGTGCTTATTATTCACGAGACCCTCTAACGTTTTTAACGCATTGATCTCGTAAAATCTGAAGACTGATCTTACATTGACATTAAATTAAACAAAAGAAACGCACCACGACAGTAGTGTGGCCTTACTGTTAAAACAACTAGGCCTAACGAGTATTTCTAACTGTGACGTTCGATGAATCATTCCGAACTATGTACTAACTGATCTAAATCGTTGTTCTACAAGGACCGTTTCACCGCCTCAATAGATCCTAACTATAGAGGAAAAGAAACAACAAACAAACATGTACAACCAAAAGAAAGAACGGGAGAGTGCTAAAAGTAGTCCCTGCAAATCACTCAAAGAAACCCCCACCACGGCGACGATCTTCAAAGAATCGTCAAGAACCACCCGCAAACCCCCAAACCGGAAATTCTTTCTCATGGAATCTGACATGACCCAAGAGTACTTTCATCGTACTCCTGGTGCTCCTGCCACACTCCCTCCTAAGAAGACGTTCGACTATTTCCTTGAACGTGCTACCCGTTATGAAGGCGATCATGTCTCTAAACCAGCCAAGTATTGCTTTTCAGCGCGTAGTGTGTATAATGAACTAGTCCTTGCTTTGCCTGAGTTCGGTGCCTATCAATTGACTTATTACCTAAGACAAAAGTTTGACCTCGAACATCAAGTACGTCTACACGTTCCTGCCTTTGACCCCCATTGGGAATGTATTTTTATTGGTGAACACTCTAAGCTTTCATTGGCTGAAGAAGTTGCTTTCCGTAGCTTCTTTATCTATGTAGCTATGACCGTCACAACGGACGCCATTAGAAAAACAAAACCCTGGACCCCTGCTCCTTCACAATTCTTCCAAAGGAAGAAAACTTATGATGAGCGGGAAGCAGAAGAAATTCAACGTGAAAACTACGAGAACATGCTTGCTGAAGAACTCGGTTCTGTGTCCCTACAATCTGGCCTTCAAGGCGCTGTAGGTGCTGCAGAATCTAGCACTTCAGAAACGCAAAACACCCAACTTGTAGCAGTAGGAGAAGTAGAAGAAATTGAACCGTACCCCGACGAACCCTCAGAGAGAACTCTTTCTGAACAACCGTTCACTGATTTGAATTTGGCTGGTGTCGCTTGGTGGCTTAATAAAGTCACCTGGTCTACATCCTCTCAAATTCAAGTCTTTGACCTCTACAACATAATGTTTAATGACGTAAGCGCAAACGCCGCTATTGTGAAATCATTTCAAGTACACGCTATTTCGAAATTGACTGCAAGAGTTACCATTAAACCTAACGCTGTGAACTTTAATGTTGGTCTTATGGGAGTTACATTTGTTCCTCTATGGAATATGTGGACTCCTGAAGACCAAAAATTATGGTTGAATAAGTATTCACTTACACAGCTACCGTTTACTATGATTAACGCTTGTTCNAATAANGAAGTAGTAGTACCNATTAATTTCACTTANCCATTGAACTATGTGCCCCACATTTCATCCCCGAATTATCTACCTCAACGCTCACTTGGCGCTCTGATTTATTTCCCAATTGTAAATCTTGCAATTGGTGACCAAGGAACTCGAACTTGCGATTTGAATGCTTTCATTCATTTCGATTCTGTAGAGTTTGTTGGTAAAATTGATCAGAGAGTTAACATGCAGAGTGGACTTTTCGGTAAAGTGGGAGACACGCTTCATGCTGGCCTCTCACTGATGAATGGAAACCCCGACCCGACCTTTAACATGCTTAATAAGGTGGCCAAAAGTCTTATTAACAATAAGAATGCTGACCACCCTATTAATCCTTCCCCTGGACAATTTGTTATACCTCAAGCCTTGCCTTCTCAATCTTCGGTAACGAACATTGAGAACCCGGTTAATTCATTTAGAATGGACCCTTTGGGAACAGTTACTCACAACTTTCCACCTACGGAGACATTTGAAGATCTAGTTCATCGACCTGGACTATTTCGACAAGTGACTATAACCTCCGCGGACTCCCCAAAGCTCCTTACTTCATGGACTAACCAACCNCTGAAACCGTATAACGACTATGTCCCNTATGCTACAGATCCTAACCGTCGACACGTACCTCCCGTTGGTGTAATTGCTTCTATTTTTGAAAATGCAAAAGGTTCTTCAGTATATGAGGTTTATGCTGCTATGACGGATAAGCACAATTTCAAACTTATGTTTGGAGTTTTGCCTACCCCGATCAGCCCTACACAAGCTATAGACCTTACATACTTGAGAAACTCGAAATTTACAGAACTCAACTACACTAACGGAAAATTCACGAACGAAGTAGTAGCCCCCTACTTCAATCCCAAGTCATGGATTCGTGTACCTAGTAATGCTTATGTGAATTCGGATTGCCAAACAGCATCCTATTCACCTTCGTATTGCTATCTATACCTTATGACGTCTCTTTCTTACGCAACTGGTGTTCCTTCTTCGGTTACACTTAGTATCTTTGAAAGGGCCGGCCCAGACTTTGAATTGTCGGTCGTGAAATCCCCCTCCCTGTCAGTACAACCGTATTCGAACCCGGTTACGTATCCTGGACTTAAACTTGCCGGTTACCATTGGGCAAGTGATATAACATTCACTTTCTCAACTTTGGCACCCGGTGGGAAACCTGCTAGCGCAGATTGGATTTGGAATATGTGGTTTACCAACCCCGTTTCCAACTTCCGAGCCGTTTTGCTGTACTACGGTGACACCCCTACTTCAGGACTTTCTATTCCTGGGTATGGAAACCGTAGACATGCAGTAGGTTACGTCCCCCTGAACCAACCTGACACCTCGGTGTTGCTCGTTTCAGTACTTGATGCAACGTCAGCTCCTGTGGCGGCTGTATATACAGCTATTAGAAATTTTTCTAATAACTATACTCAGCCGACATTTGACGCACTGGCCCAGTATCTCGTAAGTACTGAAATGACTAATGCCTTCACGTATGGCCCAACTTACGCCTTTCACGTACTTTGGACCCCGAACAACCCAATCCCAACTGTTTCTAAGCAAATGGGTTATACCGGAATAACTTCTACTGACGTCGATTCTCCCTTTCCATCTACCACTATGCGTGGATGGGGGAAGAAAGACTTTGGTGAAGATTTTTCCAGTATAACAAATGTGCTTAAGCGACCCTACGGAGATATTAACATAGGGATAGAAACTGCTCGCAGTGCTTCTTATCCTAACGCCGCTTTTCGTGTTAATGTCTCCCCAGCCCTACCCCGGACAACCCCTCCCCCAATAAATTCTCTTGATTACGCATATTCAGCTTCTGCTGCCGATATCGTTCTCAAGGGTTTTATTGGATTCAAAGGTTCTATTATAATGCATGCCTTGTTTCCCACAGTACAAAATGCTAGTGTGTGGACAAACTATTTCCCTGATGCTTTTCCCAGTAAAGATATTGTACAATATCCTACTGCGACAAACAATCAGAGACTAGTTTCTACCGCACCTAAACAAACTTTTAACTTGGGAATCAATAGTGCAATTAGAACAGCTATACCATATTATAATCCCTCGGAATTTATCTTTACGTGGTCTACTCTTGGTAAACAAGGAGACAACGCTTTGGTAAACTCTATGGGATCAGTGACATATGGTCTAGATGTGAATAGAACCTCCGACCTCCCCGCTACACTTAGAGCCGTCGTGATGAGATCTTTTGGAGATGATGCAGCTTTGTATTTCTTCAGAGGATTTCCTCCCGTCGTATTCTTCGCAGAACACCCACCTGTGATAGCTCGCAACTCCTCCATGGCAGATATTGAGGAGAATCCTGGGCCTGCTTTTTCTCGTTTCGTACACACGACAGCGGAAACAGCAGGTGAAGGATTCGCCCAAGGTATGTTCCAAGGAGTCGAGTCTTACTTCAGCGAGCTAGCCACTAACCTTGAAGGTTTAGTAAAAACTAAACTTGCCGAAAAGGGAGTGGTTTCCACCCCGGATTTTAGCTTAACCAATATCCTGACTGTTCTTTTTCAACAGTCAGGACATTGTATTCTAAATCCGAGCTGGAAAACATTCCTGTGGTCGTTTGGAATTATACTCCAACGACTTGGTATTCTAGGCCTTCAAGGAGCTGCGAAAGTATTTGCTGCTCTAACAGCCTGGTTATCTAGAGTGGCTGCTGCATCGTCTCAACCATCAACAGGTGCAGTATCCCTTCAAGGTAACCAACCGGACCCCGACCCCCATCCCACTGAATTTATCACCATCCTTATTACTGGAATAGCAACCCTCTTCGGTATAAAGGAGTGGAAAGACAGTGACAACCGTACAGCCAAGGAATTTACTTCTACATTCAAGTCGGCTCTTCAAATGGGAACGACACTCAATGCTTTCATGAAGGCGACTAGAGGAGCTTTCAAAGCTATATTTCAAAAAGCATATTTTTGGTATATCTCTGAAAAACCCGATGCCGCTTCCGTAAAAGCTATTGCTGTGACAGACTCTTTAATTGCTAACTGGATGAAAGAAGTAGATTATTTGACTGACCGCTCAATCCGTGAATCCGTAAACACTGATCCTTCGCTTCAACTACGTGTACGCGTCGCCTATATAGTAGGAAGACGTCTACACGCACAATTGATTTTAGCCAATGATCGAAAAACTTCTCCTTTAGTTTATTATTTCAATTTGATTAAAAAACTTTATGAGGATTTTGCCGTAAATGGTTTTGCCAGTCACATACGTAAAGAACCTTGGGTTATTTACGTATATGGTAAAACTTGCATTGGAAAATCTCAATTACAAAGCGATCTGTGTTCCCGCCTCCTGCGGGCCGAAAATATTGTTGTTGATGGAGCCATGACGTATAATGTACCTACGATTTCCCCATATATGACGGATCTTCGTAAACAAAAGGTTATTTCTATCGATGATATAATGTCTGTGGTTCTTCCTGAATCACTCCGAACTTGGCTTTCTTTGATCTTTGAAAACGCAACCTGCGCCTCTTTTAAGCCCAATAAACCGGCCATAGAAGACAAAGATATGGAAGTTGAGAACGAGATATTATACATTAATGGAAATTTCGAATTTATTGAACATGACTCTATCCCTGACAAAAATGCATTCCACAGACGTTTTCATTTTAAAATTGAGGCAGCCTTAACTGACGAATTAGTCGATGCTAGGCATGAAACCGCAAAGACAGTTCCAAAATCAATTTTGGAAAAATTCGAACACCTCAAATTTAGAAGAACGCTTAATCCGTGGAATGTGTTAGCTCCCCGCTACACAGATTGGATGACGTATCCGGAACTCGTTGAAATGGCTATTGCGGATTTCAAGGCATGGCGAATTGCTGCGCAAGAGAGTGTGAATAGACGTATGCTATGTGAACTTCAAGCTAAACCCCTTGGCTTGAATAACATTACATATGAAGATTTACAAAACGACTCTTTTGTCGAAGACAAAATTCGCGAATATCTTGATACCCTTGATACGCTGGACAATGAGCGCGGAATATTTTCCTACGATTTCAGGAAGTTATTAGCTCCCCACACGCTCACGTTAAAGGAGACTTTCAACAAGTTTTACGCTAAAGTTGAAACTCCTGTAACTGAGATGTTGAAGAAAATAACATCCTGGACTATGTCGGAAGGTAGTTCCGTGTCACTACAAGGACCCCCAATTAGGACCTCCTGCGAGGAAATTCTTAGCATGCACAAAGTTCTAACAGGACTTTGGGAGTGCTGTGAATTTGCTCCGGGTGAAACTGAAAAACTTAAGGATATGATTAGTGGATACTTTGCACCTGCAGCTTTGAAATATCCCCATCACGCATTCGTTCGTGCAGTTCGCACTTGTGAATTAGCGAAAGGATTGCATATTTCAAATTGTAGATGTGAAGAAGAAGCCTTGGATGCTAATCTTTTCTGTGAGGAGACTAAGTGTTTCGTAAAAATGTACGCTATTCACAAAAAGTCTTTGCAAACTTTTACTTCTCGCATGAAAGATTGGAACAATCTGGCCATATCCAAATTGAAATCATTTTATGAAACAATTTGGTCTACCATGAATCCTATCCTTAAGGGTACGCTAGTACTCATTGGAATTGTTGCCACCGGAGCTATATTTAAACTAGTTTTTAACTGGTTAACAGCTAAATGGAATGGAGACAAGGATGGAATTGATAAAGATTTTCACAAAACTTTTATGTTCCAATCCGGTCACTATTCCCCCGGCACCTCTTCCAAAGAGGCTAAGAAGACCTCCCAAACTAAGACCAACGTAACCTCATTTACATCAAGAGCAGTAACTCTACAATCTGGTAACTTTGAAGATGTAGTGACTAAAGTAAGACGTAATCTGAGATGGATAACAGTGTGTCCAGAAGCTGAGGCTACAAACCCCAACTTTGAACGCATGTTGTTTCCCATTTTGGGTGTTCACGACAGATCTTACTTGGTTATTTTACATTATATTCAAACAATTACCAATGCACTTACTCATCCTGATGTAAAATATATCGCCACTTTATATGATGGTCACATTCACGTTCCTCTATCGATGAACGATTTTTGTGAAACTCTTTTAAAGTGGCGATATAGTGAGGACTCCTTGTCGGAACTCGGAGTATGGGAAGCCCCTGCCAGGACACACCTAGTAGCTAACATATTGACTCACTGTGGTTCTAGAAGTAAACTAACTAGAATGAACAATGAGTGCTTTATTGTGCCCTGTTTCACGGACTTAACATCACCCTGTGTTCTAACCCGGTTCAATAATTTCAACTCTAAGTACTATGATGTCAGTCAGTATAATCATCTCGTCGCATATGATGGTTATAGTAAACCTGGTTTTTGTGGATCACTAGTTTTCTCTAGAAACCTAAGTACTCTTGTTGCTATCCATACTATGGGTAGTGATGATGGTAAAATTGGTTTCGGTGAACTAGTTTTTCGTGAAGACCTAGAGACTGAAAATATTATAAATATGACTTGCTCTTTATTTAAATTTGCAACCCAAGATGAACCAGAAGAAATAAATAATCCGCTCTTGATAGATGGGTGTGTGAAGGAATATTTAAAGACTGTGAACGTTTCCAACTATTATTATCCAGTCGATCAATTGAATGTAAAAATCAATATGCAAGAAAAATTTCTTTATTTGGTAAATATGGGTGTAATTCCCAAGAGGAATAATTATGTGTGTCCACATTCGCTTCTAGCAGCAAAATTCAATTTTTATGGAGGGAAATACGTGTTGGTGGAAGAACCAGAAGTCATCATTGAAGATTTAGTTTGTGATCAAGGTATGTGTGCTTTGTCACATGTTGTGTTCTTGCAGACAATTGTTGAAAATTTTGATGTTACTTGGAACCTTTGTAAAGAGCATAAGAGTCGTTCTCGACGAATAATTGAACGCAATTGGCCAAAGTTTTTGTGGCCGGCTGGAATGAAAGAAGCTAAGGATTTGAATTTTAGAATTAAAAAGTTTTTGAAAACGAGTTGGTGGGAGCAATATATGCCAGAGAGTCCAATTTTGCAGAAATTGATTAAAATTGTGTGTCCCTTGCTGGCAGTATTAGGAGTATGCTGGGCCTCAGCAAAAGCTGCTACAGCTTTGTGGAATTGGATTTCGCAATATATCGGGTTTGGACCTCAGGCTAGAACAAATGCAGATTATGGCCACTCCTCGAGAGCGAAGGTGCTTAAAACTCGAAAGTCACGTACGTACGCTACTCAGAGTACGCAGAACTTTGAAAATAAATTGGATAAGATTGCAAACAATTATATAGTTTTGGAGATTGGATCGGCACAATTGACTGCGTGGGGAATAAAAGGTAGTACTTTCTTGATACCAAAGCATTTAGCTCATAGCTTAAAATCACAGGATGAGATTCTTATCCATTTCCCAACTAGAGAAGAACCTCCTCTAAGTGTCAGATCAGATAATCTTGAGGTCATCTTAGTGCCAGATAGAGATTTAGCTAAGTGTACAATAAAGCATGGAAAAATTTTGTTTAAGGATTGCTCTAAATTTCTTCAACGGAGAGCAATTACAGACTGGATAGATAGAACAGGGATAATTATGCAAGTGGATAATAAAACTGTATATGATGTGGAAACTAGAATTTTGAATACAATGGATCACTCAACAGCCACTAATTCTCGAGGAATAGTGTTTTCTAACTGTGGTAGTGTGGTTTATGATTATCAGAAAGCAGGTTTGTGTGGTTCTCTGTTGTGTGTGGATAGTGTGTTTCCAATAATTTCGATGCATATTAGTGGCAGTGAGAGTTTGAATAAGGGAATAGGAGTAATTTTATACCAAGAAGATTTTGAAGTGCAGGGAGCTAGTTTGGTTGATATGCCCATGGATGAACTGGTTACGTTTGGGGCGGAATGCCAGGTGCAATATGTAGGAACAGTTGAGCCCTCCTTAGTAGCTTATATTCCTAGTAAGTCTACTATAGTACCTAGTGCAATCGCCCCATCTATTTCAAGAAGGGAAGCTTGCGAATTACTAAGTCCTCGAGCGCGGACATATCCAGCTTTCTTGAGTAAAGTGGAATTTATTGAATATAATGGAACTTTTTTGCATTATAAACACCCAGAAACTCCGCTAATTTACGGAGTGCGGAAGAATGGTAAACCTAGTAAAGATTTTAGTATTTTACATGTGGAACGGGCATTTAAGGAGGTAGCAGATTTAATTTTGGCTGGAGAACCGTTACCAAAGGAGTATGTGAGAGTCATGTCTGTGGAGGAAGCGGTTATGGGCATTAATACTGATTTGGATGAAGAAGATCCATTGTATTTTGGAAAATTACCATTAGACACTAGTTCTGGGTGGCCTTATTCCACGGCACAATACATGAAGGACTATGGTATTCAGAAAAAGACCAAGGACGGCTGGATAACTATTACATATGATAAATCAGGGTATCCAGAGAATTGTCAAATTCATCAAAAGATCTTGGAAGATCATGATCATAATATGCAACAAAGGGAAAAAGGAGAGCCAGCTTTCAACGTGTTTCAGGATTGTTTGAAAGATGAAAAACGTAAGGAGGAGAAAGTTTTATCTCAAGGTGGAACACGATTGTTTTCAATGTCCAATATAGAAGGATCTATAGCTCTTCGCCGTTACACATTGAGCTTGACTAACCACATTAAGAACAATCGTATTTACAATGGAGTGTGTGTTGGAATAAACCCTGAATCCTCAGAGTGGACATTTTTGGCTGATGTAATCAGGAAACATGATAACTATTTCACAACAGATTTTACCAATTTTGGAGCGGGTTTAAATTATTACTGTGGAATGAAATTTGCTGACCTTATCAAGATATATTACATGCGAGCGGGGGTGAAATTAGAAGAAGGTCAACATAAGTGTATAGAAGCGCTGATTCAAGAGTTAATGGGATCTTATCATATTGCGCATAACACAGTATATAGAACATTTTCTGGAAGTCCATCTGGTGCGTGTATTACTGTGGAAATAAACAGTTTTGTTCACTTAATGTATGTTGTGATTTGTTGGAACATAGTATGCGATTTGATGTATGAAAAACGGAATGGGGTTAATAAGATCAAATATAAATACCCAGAGTTATACGAATATTTACAAGATGTTGACATGAACATGAATGTCGAGGACTTTGCAGGAAATGTCACAGCGTGCGTGTATGGTGATGATGGAATATTTTCGGTTTCAGATGAGTTTGTAAAAGTTTTTAATGGAGTTGTAGTTAACTTGATTTTAAAGGAACATGGGATTGGAGTGACTGATGCAAGTAAATCACAAAAAATTGTTCCAACTGTGCCTTTTGAGGAATGCACATTTTTGAAACGGAAATTTGTAACCCATCCTTTGTGTGAACATATGTATTGTGCGGAAATGGACTGGTTGACTGTGGAAGAATGTGTTAAATGGATACATAAGTCGAGTGTAGAATCGGATGAGAGTCGTACAAGAGAGAATTGTGTGCAGAGTTTGCGATTAGCCTGGGGACATGGAGAACAAGTGTATACAAAATGGCAAAACATAATGAACGCGTTGTTAATGGGAATACGTGTGAGAGGGATCCATACAACTTGGATGGAACTTGCGAGAGAGATGTACCCAGATTTGTGTGTGAGTTTTTGCTGAACTTAAAAATAATTAATAAGAGTAGGAC